TTAAATAAGGTTTTGCAGCGGCATAAGCTGCCATTACGGTTTCCATTTATCTCTCCTGTGTTACAGCTACTTTATATTCTAAACCAAGTAACGTCATTTTCAATGGCGAGCTTTGCGTTACTGTTATTTGCCCTTCTGTATTATAACCTCTAATACCGTTTAGAGTCTTTGTTCCTGTAAATTCTGGAACAGCAACATCTAAAGCTCCAGCCCCTAAACTACGTATAGGTACTAAGTTGTCATTAATAACTATGTTTTGTGTGTTGTATAACAAAGCATTAACCTCAACAATACGTTTTTTCTTGGCAATTCTTGTGCCTGTAGCTACTTTAACGTTTAAAGGCATTGTTTTAATTTGAACGTCAATAGGCAATCCAACCTCAGAAGATGTCGTAGGTGGATTTACAAATGTCACAGCGCTATCGGCTGTTTGGTCTAGCTCAACGTAACCATCAGAAATGACATTGACAGTTGCGCCATCAATGTGTGACATATCTAAGCTAGTTGCTGTTGTGCCTTGTTTAGCACAATCTGTTAAATAATTATCATCAAAGACCTCTACATAATATTTATCAACACCATTGTCATCTCTCTTAACAACTGTATAAATATCAGTTAGATCAACACCTACATCAATATATGAACCTACTGTTGTCCATTCTGAAGGAGCAATAACATTTTGTAATCTTAATAATGAAAACACGGCAATAGAACCATCGTCTTCATTTACAATAAGTAATAAATCATTTTCATCTGTAGCAACTGCTCGACGCAAATCCATGCTCTTTGGATTTTTTAATAAATGACCAGCTAATAAAGATATTTTAGAAGTTATGTAAGTTAATTGTGTATCAGAGTAAGCAATTTCAGATAACGCCTTGCCTTGTCTTTGCACAAACAATATGCCTGATTCTAATTGCTTAACACGCACGCCTTCTCTTGTGCCGTTACGTGATGTAGATGACAAGAAAAAGTCTGAAGGTGTAATCGGTGTTAATCCTTCTTGCGGAACATAGAACTCACCACCCGTAGTAAATACTTGAAGATCACGACCACTAATAATATCAACGATAGCATTAAAAGTATTAGTATCAAGAGTAGCTTCAACAGCGTCATCGTCTAGTCCTTCCACAGCTTCAAAGTCAAAATATAATCCAACTTTAGAACCCCATATAGTTGACGGACGATCACGTGACCCGCCAAAAAATAAACGTCCTTGATGGAAAGTTACAGACCTAGGCCAGCCACGTGTCCCAGACCATACAGCTTCATAGCCTGTTTCTAATACCCAATCACCGCTTGCAATAGCCGAAGTATCAAAGAATGGAAATTCTGTAACTACATTAACAACAGTTGAGCTTACATATTCAACAATTTTTGCTCGCCCTTGAGGTGAAGCATTAATGTATTGTCCAACGTGACCACTATTAAATACAGCTGAGCCAGCAGTAAGCGTTACCTTCCCAGTTACATCGCTTGGTGTTAATGTTGTAGCTGGATTGCTTGTAGATAATGTAAATGCGTATTTAGGTGTAGAGTCAAATGTTATATTTGAAATAGTCCATGAGCTATCTGAGCCTCCACGAACAATCTTAATTGGTCGAAAATCATAATCTACAATAATTAACGTATCAGCAGATTGAGTCCAACACATATGTTCTAAATGAGAGCCAGTTAAGTTATATCCTGTTGTATTAAGATAATCTAGTCCTGATCCATTAATATTAGTAATAAGAACTTTGTTTTTGTAAACATACATTCTGTTGCTTGTAAAACACAACATATAGCTGTCTTCAACAGAAAATTCAAACGCTACAAGGCGCACGCCATTGGCGGGAGTGCCTCCTATTTCATTAATAAATTTTGATCCTGGTCGTCGCTTGACTCCACCTTGAGGCTGGCAAGTAACATTTTTAGCTGTTTCTAATGCGTTATCATAAGCCTTTAAATCAACACGCGCTCTAACTAATGGATCAAGCTCACCCGTTGTAAAATTAGTTTGAATTTCTACAAAGCGAGCCATTAATACCTCACATCAATAAGTGAAAAGTCCTGTATTGCATTAGTGGGTTGTCCTTGTCCGTCAATTGTCATGGCAGTTCTCATATAGCCACCACGACCATTTTCTCCAGGAGTTCCTTGAGTGATAACACGCCAATAGTCAGATCTGTCTAATTGATCTGTAATAGGAATGGCTAAATGCCAAGCCATTTGATATTTCAGTAATTGAACAAAAAAGTGTGGAAGCGCATATTCTGGTACATTATATTGATAATCTGCATAAACTTTTTCATAGTTTGTTAATATTTTGCTGCCTTGAATTGTATAATCACGCCTTGGCTGTGCATAAGTGGAGGCTGAGTCATAAACAGCCCTTGGTCTGCCAATAATGTCTGATGGCAGTTGATATTCATACTTATATTCATTAGCTGGAGTTGTAATAAGTCTTGACAGTTGAACTTTTTTAAATGAAAAAGACCACGGATAAGTGGCCATTGTTTTTATTTTAATGTCTGGGTAAAGACGATCACACGTATTTGCTTCGTCAGTTCCTTCTGTAAAAGACGAAATTGGATTTGCACCTAACATTAAGAGTGCATCAGAACATATTTTAATATCGGTATCACCAGTTGCCATTCATTATCTCCAAATGTGCAAATAGACGGGAGCATACACCCCCGTCACATTGCATTTTACTACTTAGTCAGCATCAGCAACTGATAGTGCTGTACCATCAGATACGTCAACAACGCCACTTGCATTAGAAAGTACAGTAACTAATGTCGATGTAGGAACAGAAGCGTCCCATACATGAATTAAGTCACCTACTTTTAATACAGTAGAAGCGCCATTAAAATAACCTGAGGTATTAATGTCAGCAATAACATCAGTACCAGGTGCTGTATAACTCCACATTTGAGGAGCATTACCAGCTTTAGATTGACCACCGATAGGCTGGAGGTTGTCTTTAGTATAAGCCATTTAATATCTCCTTATCTTAAGATTCACGACATGTGAGTTTAACGATACCCTCGTCATCAATAGCAACTGCGTTAGCAGAAAGAATTGTATTCACAAGGAATGAAGTCTTTTCTGGAACATAGTTGATTTCTGTACGAGGAGCGATACCTTCAGCGTAACCTACTGATTGTTTGTGGAACGCAAATAAACTACGGTCAAGAGAACCGTCAACTGCTAAACCACCTTCAGTACGGTCGCCAAGTACATGGAAATTAAAACCTAAGAAAGTATCAATTTCGCCTTGTACTAAAGCTTTGATCGTATTGAAGTCAGATGAAGTTACTGCTGTTTCAGAAAGTAGTGATGCTAAAGAGTTAGCATGGATAACCATATGACGATCTGTTGGAGGAACGTTATTTTTATCCATGAGTTTTTTAGCTTCACGTAATTTTGCTACGTTTAAGTTTGTGTCAGTACCACCAATGTCATTAGAAACTGTTAATGATGTTGATGATGCTGTTAATGCGTCAAGAATAAGCTGATCTTGACGACGACCGACTGCGTTCGCTAAAACTTGAACTAACTCTTGTCTTTCATCAAAATTAACTTTTTGTTGCATAAAAATGTCAGAATACTCAGCAGCATTCCAATCTTGTAGTGTTACAGTTACTTGTGAGAAATCCACATTAAGAGGTGTAACGTCAGTTTGTGGCACACGAAGTGTAGCCGCACCTTTACCCACTTTAGGAAATTTCACAACTTCACCTTCAACGCCTCGTCTCATGCGTGTAGCACCAACTAATTGTGCTTTAGCTTGGTACGCCTGTTTAACTTCGGCATCAAAGAGCGAAACAAAAGCATTAGATAAACCAATAGCCATTGTTATTCTCCTTATAGAAATTAATAAAAAATTAATCGCTTTGGTATGCCAGAGAATCTGGGCCACGCTTGCTATTTACGATAGCCAACCGACAAGGTTACTTGTGTTAAGGGTTGCAGATGCAATATGCCTTATCCCAAGTTTTAACATAGAACAAGGCATGATGCAATGATTATTAGGCAAATACCTGTGCGAAGTATCGCTCTACTTTTTGCCTAAATGCTGAATCAGTTTTGTAACGTTCGTCTCCAACCATAGAATATATTTCTTCTTTGGTAGGCATATCACCATCAATAGTTGTTTCTAAAGGAACACGTCCTTCATAAGATGCTCTTAATTTTTCTAAAGCAGAGATGCCACGCGCTGTGCCCCCCATGATTTTAAATTCTTCAAAATCATCTTTAGTCCATATTCCTTTTTGAACTAAATTACCAGCCCACTTAGCCATGCCATTAATACGTGCATCAGCATTAGGGCCAAGTGCTTTTCGTTCTTCATCAAGGTTAATTTCATAAGTTTCTTGTTCTTGACTAGCCATATCAACAATATTGCTTACAAGAGAGTCTAATGCTCCTTGGCTAATATTATTTTCTTTAGCCCACTCTAATACATGACCCCTAACAGGATCATCTTCTGGAGTGTTGCCAAAAGCAGCAACGTCATACTTACCATCTTCTGGCGCTTTGTGCTTTCCTTGAGATATTTGTTTGCGTAAATCTTTCCAAGACTTGACGAGCGCTTGCTCATCTCTCTTATCATCTTTGATAAAATTTTCTGGCCACCAATCTGGTATAGGATTTTCAGCATCTTCCAATGCTTGCAATTCTTTTGGATCACGATGGTCAATTTCTACTTGTTGCGGGTTATCTGAGCTGGCTTCCTCAACTTCTGGTGTTGCATTATCGAGTAGGCCAGTTGCTTCTTGAGTTTCCTCTTGAACACTAGGCTCGATTGTTTCTTCGCTCATTATAGTTTCCTTGCTCTAATTAACCTTGCTTCTAAATCCTTAATTACACTATTTTGTCCTTCACGATAAAATGCGTAACTAGGGTCGCTTCCTGGCAAGGCGACAGGTTGCTCAACAACTGCTTCACGCAGCCATTTCATTAATTTTTCACCATCTTCAGTTCCTAATACTCTTAATGTAAGACGGTCTAGATCATCTTTTTTTTGATTAACATCAGCTATTTCAAGGGGTAAAGGTGACTCTAAATCTTCCCAGCCAGCCATAATTATTCTCCTTGTTCTTGTGCGACGGCAGCAGTAGCCGCCTCTTGTGCCATCTCTGGATTAGCTTCAGCAGCTTGCTCTGCCATAGCCATCATTTGTTGTTGCATCATCATTCGCTCTATTTTAGTGTTTAAAATGCGTCCAGGAATATTTAAGTGTTCTGCAATAAAGTCCATCATCTCATCAACCTTAAGAACAGTCATGCCTTGTTGTCCTGATGCTTGTGCAATTTGTGCAAATTTTAATACATTTTCTACATCTTCCATTGATTGTGCTTGTGCAAGTGGAGATACAGGTTGTATTTTAATTTCAAGACCATTAACTTTAAGTGGTAAGTTTATTAAACCTTTTTGATCCATGACTTGTAATATCTTAGTTACAACTGGAATCATAGTTTCGTTAATAAGGCGGCCAAATGCAGAGCCTAAGTTTTGAGCAAGTTCTTTCATTCGCTCAACTACTTCTGTTGCAGAACGAGCTGACATATTGTCTGGAGGCAATGATTCGTCAAGTAAAATACGCTTAATGTTCATACGAAGATCATTCATAATAAGCTGTGACACATTAAAGTCACCTGATCTTGGTAATGCTTTTAAAGATTCACCTTGCGGGCCGCCATTACGCGCTACAGGAATTATGGCTCCTGGCATAATTTTAACGGTATTAGGATTAAGAACACCGTCGTCGGCAGCAGTATAAACTCCAGAAATAGATAATGACGCATTTTTTAATACTAGCTCAATTGTTTTATTAAGTGTTTTAATGTCTGGCAATGCAGTGATCAGCGGGCCTCTGCCATAAATCTCGCCAGCCACTTTAGCATAACGTGATACTACCCAAGGGCTAATATCTGAGCGTCTATAAACTAATTCTGTTTTACTTTCCTTATGTATCAAGTGATAACAATAATCACCACGTTTAGGATCAAGAATTGTACCCTCAATGAGCTCAACATCTTCTGTAGGTTTTTGATCAATTTTATCTTGCAATTCTTTAGGTATTTTAGCATCTGGCCATTGACGCTGTATTGATTCGCCTTTAATACGAACACGCCTATAAACATTATCCACCTGACCATCAGCGCCTTCTTCAAAAGCAACAAGGTATTGAGGAACTGGAATAAAGTTAATAGGATTGACATCATCACCTGGTTGCACCATCATAACAGCTGTGCCAACACATAAATCAAGCAAGAACTCGCCAATAGCAATATCAAAATTAGATTGCTTAAGTGTTGAAAATAATTTATTAGAATATACATCAAGCGCTCTTTGAGCCTCTTGTTTTCTATCCATAGGAATATCTGTGCCTGGTTCAAGTCTGCACCAATTTCTTTGTGGAGGAAAAATGCCAGACTGCATGCGGTTAGCAAATCGTTGTGTAGAATTGATTGCAGTTGAATCAAATACACGATTCATTTTCTTTTGCCCGCCTACACCGCCTTCCCAGTAACCATCATATAAATTACGTTGAGGTAGAGCAAACTCATATGCTTCCTCATATAAACTTCTAAAATCTTCTTTTTTTCTTAAAGCTGTTTCATGTCTTTTTAAAACATCTTGAGCTGATAATCTCATCATGGCTACCATTAGATTTCCCCGTAACTAAATAAATTTTGTTTATAGATGCCAGCATCTTTTGATAAAGGCTTAGGTTTAACTTTTGTTTTTGGAAACACATCTGTATTAGCTCGTGTGTGTGAAGTCCAGTTATCAATATAAATTTTAGCTGACTTTCTATTTCCATCTTTAAAATCTGTAATTTCGCCCGCTAAATATTTACTTAAATTTGTAGCGCCACTATTGTGCCCAAATGCTAAATATCCCATTTGTCCAAGAAGATTGGTGTTCATAAATTTTTCTTTACCTTTTTGCCTTAAATATTTGCTATTGCCTGTCATAAATCTATAATTGCTAACTGTAAAGCCAGCAAACAATTGCTCTTGTAATAAATGGTCATTCAAAAAAGCTTCTCTTGCTTTAGATGTATGGCCTGGATTTTTAATGCCAAAATTTGTTGCGCCAGACTCTTTAGCATCAGCGCCTAGTTGATAACGACCGTCATAAGCATCATTACTACCACCTTGTCTTTTGTAATAAGGGGCATACCTTGCATATTCTGTTTCAAACTTATTCCCCTGTGACTCACGATAAGCAATCGAATTGCGATACAAATCCCATTGAGCTTTGTTTAAGCCAAGGTTTTCTTCGACAAAATTATAAACATCACCCATGCCTTGCATTGTTTTTGCGTCATTTTTTTCCATTGTGAATCCTATGAACAGTATATAAATTAACAGGGCCAAAATAAATTTCATGCCATTCTACACTCATGTTTTTTTATTTCTTGCTGCAAACTTAGCAGCAGCCTCCTTACTACCAAACCCCCACGCCTTTAATGCCAATTTCAATCGTGTTGGTCTCCCCTTCTCATCTTTTAACGGCCCAGCCATGCCAGAAAAACGAGCAGCAAAAGATACGCGCCTACCATCAGTACCAGACTTTTGCGGCGCTTTAAGGTTCGACCCTTCTGTCCTTTTGAAGTATTTTCGCCCAGCTTCATTCAAGCCTCCTTCAGGATTTTGATAAGCTTTCTTTACCATTATTCATTCCAACTTAATATAATTTCAGAAGCATGAGCATTGTTATTCGTATCTGCATTAGTTAATCTAAATAAGTAAGTAGTCAATCCTTTTAATATTAAATTGTTACCACCCGCTTCACCACCACCACCTTTTTTACCAAGACCCCCTGTTAAAATTTCTT